ATAAACAATGAGAGGATAATCATTATGCAAACATTTAAAGTATATCAATTAAAAGGTGATACTAACAGACAGACTCGTTGGGAACTATCTACTCCCTTCGGAGGAGACGATGTAGAAGAAAAAGCTCGTAGCGCTTTCTGCTTAGGTTCATATACACATGTTGCAAATATCCAAGCTCCTAACCTTGAACTTGTTTTTCAAGTTGGTAACATTGGTCCTGAAGAATTGATCGAACGTATCGGTCAAATGGCTTCAGTTTCAATGGGTGACATTGTTGTTACAGAAGATGAGAAAGCTTATCTTTGTGCAGCATGTGGTTGGACTTATCTACATGATCTCGTGTCTGAAGCTTTTGAATATGATTTTAGCCACTTAGACAACATGGAGGTTGCTTAATGTTGACGGAAGTCACAAAAGACAAACAGCGCGGCGAGCGCATGCAAAAATCATTGCGGGCAAGAACTGCCCGTAAAAGTATAAAGAATATGAGGGAATTGAGGATTCTCAGTGAGTGGGCGAAAAATAGACGAATCAGAAAAAAATCTAAATAAATGCATTTTAGGGGTTTACAAATGATTCGAAATATGGTAGTATATATTATAGTGTTTTTAATGAGGAGAATATAAATGGCACATATGGTAGAAACAATGGCTTACGCTGGTGAAGTTCCATGGCATGGATTAGGTGTACCAGTAAGCAATGATCTTACACCTGAGCAAATGATGGAAAAGGCTGGTGTAGATTGGGAAGTTCAAGAAGTTGAAGCTTTCATCCAGTACGATGGACGACGAATTCCTACTGGACAAAAATCATTGGTACGAGTTACTGATGGAAAAATCTTAACTAACGTTGGTGAAAACTGGAATCCTGTACAAAACAGCGAAGCCTTTGATTTTTTCCACGAGTATGTAATGGCTGGCGATATGGAAATGCATACAGCTGGTTCATTAAAAGACGGTCAAATCATTTGGGTATTGGCCAAAGTAAAGCAATCCTTTGAATTGTTCAAAGGCGATCAAGTAGATTCATATTTGCTTTTTTCTAATCCTCACCAGTATGGTCGGTCAATTGACGTTCGCTTTACTCCAATACGTGTTGTATGTAACAACACGCTAACTTTTGCATTAGAAAATTCAGCAGACCGTGCTGTAAAGGTAGGACACCGTGCAGTGTTTGATCCTTCACGAGTTAAAGAACAACTCGGCATTGCTACTGATAAAATGCAGAAGTACAAAGAAATCGCTGAGTTCTTAGGTTCTAAGCGATATACTCAGGAATCTTACATTAACTACATTAATGAAGTATTCCCACGGTCATCCGACAAGCGAGTTCGCGAAGGTATGACTACACAAGAAAGTCTGTCACGTGCAGCTAAACTTTGTTATGATGCTTTGGAAACTCAGCCTGGTGCAAACTACGCTGAAGGCTCATGGTGGCAGGCTTTCAACTCCATCACTTACATTACTGACCACGTTCAAGGTCGTAACCAAGAAAATCGTCTAGCATCTAGCTGGTTTGGTTACAATCAAACTCGTAAAAGTAATGCAATGCAAGCTGCAATTAAATATGCGGAGGCTGCATAATGTATGGATTGAAAACGGACAGAGTAATGCGCTCTGTCTCACGAGACTCCAAGGCTATTGCCTTGGGGTTACCTCGAGTTGAAGCTGAGATAAAACATCTAGAAGGATTGAAGCGACGAACAGTAAAGTCAGTTAAGAAAAGATTAGAACGTTTATATACGGCACGTAAACATCTAATTGAATCACCGAAAGAAGCCGTAGAAGCTACATCATTAGTGCAAAAGTTGAAAGCAATTAATAATGAAAAAACATAGTATCAACCAGCTAGCCGCATGGGCTCGTGACTGGGGATTGGATGGTTACCAAGAGTATGATCCTAAAGTAAGGGAAAAAGCTCGAGTCCAAGCACTCAAACGAATGCGGCAAAAGGACGATAAAAAACGACAATATAAAATAAAAGGGGCCTAACGGCCCTTTTTTTATCACTTTCCCTATTTACAAATTCGTATAAATAGTGTAAAGTAGTTTCAAAATTAAAGGAAAAAGCATGAAACGATTATTAAATTATATGAATGAGATGGCTGCAGTCAATGTATCTGATCTCGATGTTGAGTTTTTAAAAAGAGCTCAAAAAATTACATCATTTAATCTATCGCCAAATGATTTTATTTCGTTAAAATATAAAGCTGAAATTCAACATTTATTTAGGACTCACTTTTTTCCTGATTTTGATTTAGACAAAACTATAAAAGGTGCACCAAAAGCTAGCACATTAAATAAAGCTATTCAACAATTAAAAAAATCTAATGCAAGTCAATTTAAAAAATTACATGCATATAATCTAAAAGGAGTTGGACCGGGTGAGGCTACTTTATTTTTTCTTTTAGACGATGCTCACCTTGGTGGCGGTGCTTCAGCTGGAGCAGACGTTGTAATAAAAGGTGCTCCTTATGAAGTAAAAGCAGGAGATCTTAGCGCTGGATATTTTAAAAATTTTAAATTAGGTGGAACAGTACCTATTGATAAAATGGTAACAGCAGGACTACGCATTAGAGATATGGACCCTAAAATTAAATCCATGGCGACTGAAAAAACGGGAGTTGCGGGAAGTCAAATAAATGCTATTTTAAGAGATCCTAAATTAAGAAGCATGTGGAAAAAAGAAGTTGAAACTCCTTACATCAAAGCTGCTCATGGATATCTAAGTAAGAATCCTTTAATTCTTATGATTAATAAAACACCGTCAAAAATGCAAGGTGAAGTACTTTATATCGGAAAACCTAGGCTCAATCAAATTGCTCTTGATGTAATTACTCAAGGTACAATTAAACCAAAGATTAAAATCTAATGCAATCGTTTAAAGAAACATTAAGTGAAGGTAAGAATACTCACATGACTCATATTGAGGACCGAGTCCTCTATGGTGGAGTTAAAGGAACGCGCGAAGCAATCCTTGCCTTACGTAGTTTAAGAGACATGTTAAAAGGAGAACATGATGGTTCAGTATCTGTTAAGTGGGATGGGGCCCCTGCTGTTTTTGCTGGTATCGATCCTCGTGATGGTGCGTTCTTCGTTGCCAAGAAGGGTATCTTTAATAAGAACCCCAAAGTTTACAAGACCCCTGCTGATGTTGATGCTGACACTTCTGGTTCTCTTAACGCTAAACTTAAGCAAGCTTTACAACACTTGCCCAAACTTGGAATTAAAGGAGTTATCCAAGGCGATTTCTTGTTTGGTCCCGGCGACGTAAAGACACAAAAAATAAAAGGAGAAAAGTATGTTACCTTTCATCCAAATACTTTGCTCTATGCGGTGCCTAGCGAGTCGCCACGAGCTCGCGATATTAAAGCTGCAAAAATTGGAATTGTCTGGCATACAACCTATAAAGGTAACTCCTTCGAAACTATGCGAGCTTCGTACGGAGTTAATGTATCAAAGCTTAACACAACCAGAGATGTGTGGTCGCAAGACGCAATGCTCAGGGATTTAACAAACGTCACTATGTCTAAAAAAGATACGGAGGAAGTAAATGGATATTTGTCTAAAGCAGGATTTTTGTTTAATAAAATATCTTCTACAGTTCTTCGGAAGTTGGAGGCGGACAGGAAACTCGCAGAACTCATTGAACAGTTCAATAACAAATATGTCCGCAGACAAGAGATCGTGGGAAACACATCACGTCATACAGATCTCCTCATCCGATGGATCAGTAAAAGATATGCACGTGAGCTCATGGCACGTAAAACGGCACGAGGAAAAGACGCACAACAAAAAAGATTAGATGAAATATTAGATTTTTTTAGTAAAGATAATAGAAAATCAATAGAAAATATGTTTGAACTGCAAAAAGTTATAGTTCTAGCAAAATTAAAACTTATAAATACTCTTAGTAAATTAAGCAAAGTAAATACTTTTGTAAAAACTCGTAATGGATACAAGGTAACCGGTGAAGAAGGTTACGTTGCAATTGATAAGCTTGGTGGTGATGCAGTGAAAATTGTTGATCGTATGGAATTTTCATACAACAACTTTTCACCAGATGTATTAAAAGGATGGGACAAACCGGGGAGATAAACGATGGCAAAACCATTGTCCTTTAAGGATATGCTCACAGTAGAATATCGTCCAGGCGAGGACGAATTAATAAACTACCGTGTGCAAAAAAGAAAACGTACAGAATCATTCGATCATCCGAACTGTGGTACTCCAGATTGTTGTGGAGAATGTGAACCAGATCTAGATGAAGCTCTTACCATACAACAACGCATGGCGCGTGGTAGGCTAATGAAACGAATGAAATCCAGAATCAAAATTGGTAGAGAACGAGCAAAACGTCGTATGGCAAATAAAGACGTTCTACTAAAGCGCGCTCGTAAAGCTGCCCGTAAAGCTGTACTAAAGAAATTAACCAAAGGTAAAGATAAATCAGATCTTCCTTTTGCACGTAGACAAGAGCTTGAAAAACGCCTAGATAAACCAGCAGTTAAAAAACGAATTGAGATGCTGACTAAGCGTATGTTGAAAGATGTACGTAAGAAAGAAGTGGCGAGGAAAAAAGGTTGATAGGCTCTTTTAAATCATTTCTGGTTGAAGAAGAAAAGACCGTATACTTTACGTGGGGAAGAATGAATCCTCCGACTATTGGTCATGAAAAATTACTGGATGTTTTATCTCGTAAAGCAGGTAACAATCCATATTTCATATATCTTACTCAATCAGTTGACAATAAGAAAAATCCTGTAGATTATAAACAAAAAGTAAAAATTGCGAGAAAGATGTTTCCAAGACATGCTCGCAAAATAATGATCGATAATAAAATTAAAAGCATTTTTGATTTATTAGTAAAACTACACAACAGCGGATACAAAAACATTAGTATGGTTGTAGGATCAGATAGAGTAAATGAATTCGATATACTATTAAAAAAATATAATGGTAAAAAAGGAAGACATGGTCTATACAATTTTAGATCCATTAATGTTATATCAGCCGGTGATAGAGATCCGGATGCAGAAGGTGCATCTGGCATGTCCGCTTCCAAAATGAGGGATGCTGCAAAGGCTGGCGAGTTTGCAAAGTTTGGACAAGGTTTACCAAAGAACTATTCAAACGCAGATGCAAAACAATTATTTAATGCAGTACGTAAAGGTATGGGGTTAAAAGAACAAAGCGACTATAAGAAACATGTGCAACTCAATACTGTATCTGAAACAAGAGAAGCATATGTAAATGGAGATCTATTTAATTGTGGTGATAAAGTAATTATAAAAGAA